TACCAATACACACTTGATTCCCTGTTCAATAAGGTCGAGTACCGCTATTACCACACCCAACAGGAAGCTAAGGGTGACAAGTGACTCTTACACCAGGGTCCATCGGTGGACTACAGATTAAACAGGCATCGCAATCCACTCCGTATTTGAACCTTATGATCTATGGAGGTTCAGGTGTTGGAAAGACGCTCTTCACCGGCACTGCTGGTACTCTTGAAGAGATGTCGCCTATGTTGTTCGTTGACGCTGAGGATGGTGAGCTGACCCTTAGCGCACTTCCAGACGCGAAGATTGACATCGTTTCCCTCACTGAGTGGAAAAAGCTTCAGAAAATTTACAACGATCTCTATGACGGAAAGCATCCGTATAAGACAGTTGCCCTTGATTCGGGAACTGAAATCCAGCAGCTCGCAATGAACGATGTTCTTGGAACTACTGGTAGGGTGCTTGACGTGGGAATCACCCCTGAGTTCAAGGATTGGTATAAGAACACGGAGCAAATGCGTCGGATGGTTCGCGCATTCCGTGACTTGCCAATGAACACTGTGATTACCGCTTTGGAGATGGAAGCTGAGGATACCCGTACGCATCGGAAGATGAAGCGCCCTGCGTTTAGCAATAAGCTCAGTGCGCAGATTCCAGCGTTCTTTGACGCGGTATTCTACATGTATGTCAAAGAGGTTAAGGGAGACGCACCCAACGAACGATTGCTCCTTACTGACAAGACGGATTCTGTCGTTGCCAAGTGCCGTATCCAAGGGATGCCACTGGTGATGAGTAATCCAACTGTTCCAACTATCTACGAATACCTCATGGCTCAGAACTCTAAGGGAGTTAAGTAATGTCTTTTGAAGACGACGGTAGCCTGCGCGTTAACTTTACCGATGTTGAGGGTCAGAAGGAGTTCACTCCTGTCCCACCATCTAAGCAGAACGTTATCGTTTCTGATTTCCAGACTGGCACTGTCTCTGAGGCCAGCAAGAACGCAGGCGCTCCGAAGCTGTCTGTTGAGTTCACTGTCCAGGATGGCGACTACGATGGCCGTCGTATCTGGGATACCTTCACCATCGTGGATGCGTCGATGTGGAAGCTGAAGGCTTTCCTGACTGCCATCGGTGAGGACACTGAGGGTGAGCTTGACGTCACGCCTGATGAGTACGTCGGTCGCGAGTTGGTTGTGCGACTCGCTATCCAGCCTGCACGTAAGAACGAGCGTACCGGGGATGAGTATCCTGCACGTAACAACGTGAAGGCATACTACCCCGCCGCTGAGTAAGTAGTCAGGATAGTCGGATTGCCCCCGCCCATGTTCTACGGGGCGGGGGCTTTCCTGTCCCCAGAGGAGTAGGTATGGCACCTACATTCTACCGAGAAGATGATCCGTCTCGGGACACATTGCCTGAGACTTTCATTGATCGGTATACCGCTTGGGGCAGTACCGCTACAGATGCCCCGAGTCAATATCACACAGTTAACGCTGTAGCCATGCTGTCGACTATCATGTCTCCTTATCTTCGACTGGAAACTTCTTATGGGGAAATCAAGCCAAACGTCTGGACGATGATCCTGGCTGGTACCACCATTACCCGTAAGTCAACGACCATGGACATGGCCCTCAAAATGTTACACGAGGTTCATCCAGACTTTCTCATGGGTACTGACGGCTCACCTGAGGGCATCATGTCTGAGCTTGGTACCCGTGACGGCAAAATATCGATGTTCCACAGGGATGAGATTACCGGGTGGATTGACTCCACCATTCGCCGCGATTACCTCGCAGGCATGTTGGAAACGTTCACCCGTCTCTATGATGGTAAAGCTGAAAAACGTATTCTCCGTCGCGAATCAGTAGAAGTCAATGATCCAAACCTGGTCATCATGTCAGGTGGCATCAAGACTAAGATGCAAGAGATCATCACGATGGATCATATCCGCTCAGGATTCCTTCCCCGATTCATCATGGTAACAGGGACCACCACTGCCGACGACGTACGGCCCATCGGCCCACCACCGTCAGCGAAATCAGGTCGTGATCCCCGAGAAGTGGTCCTCGAAGAGCTGTACCACATCGCCGTTAACTACCTTCCCAAGAAGTCAACAGAAGAGAAGGTAGAGATCGCTGGTGTGGTCAAGCTCATCACGGCCAAGCCAGACAAGACCACGCTCTCTGCGTCACCAGAAACATGGGCCAGGATTCAGCAGCTCAAATACGATGCGAGCAAGCTGGGCGAGAAGTCTACCAACCCTGATATCTACATTCCACTCTACGATCGTCTGAGCAACAGCATTATCAAGTTGGCCATGCTCTTATGCGGAGCTGAGAACCGCACGGAAATCTCTATCGATGATGTTCGGAAAGCTATTACCTATTCCGATCGATGGCTTCACACTATTACTGAATTCGCTGAAGCGCTAGAGCGCATGCCTGACATGGACAAGTGGGAGAAGAAGGTCGACAAGATTCTCCGTCACATGAAGGCAACTGAGGAACCTCTTCTCCGCTCGGAGATGATGCGTAACTTTCACATCAGATCCCGAGATGTAGAAGACATCGAGAAGACACTCATCGCACGCGGACAGATACGTATCGAAAAGGTACAAGCGGGTGGCAGAGGACGTCAAATGAAGACTCAATACGTCTTGAATACGTCATACTCTTTGCCCCCAGAAGGAGCTATCGTTGTCGCAGCCAGTGCAAAAGAAACTGCCAAACCCCGTCGGGATGCCCGACCCTTTTTCAATCCCAAGCAACGGGACAAAGAATACTGGCGAGAGCACTACGGAGAAGACGCCAAAACACCCTCTCAGCGATTGCTCGAATTGCCCATTGGAGAAGGTCGGGAAGTACGTCCCGAGCAGCCTGCCGAAGACACCTGACGGAAGGGCAAGAATTGCATTCATTGGTGAAGCGCCTGCTCGTAACGAGGTTGCTAAAGGCACTCCATTCGTCGGCCCATCTGGCCAGCTCCTTAATGAAGTCCTGGCACACCATGAGATCAGTCGGGACGATACCCTACTCACAAATGCTGCTAGCTGCCGTTATCCTTCAACTATGGATGAGCTTCCTCTGGCTGCTATTGAAGCTTGTCGACCCCGCCTTGTACACGAACTTGAAACAGCAGGTATTGAAGTTGCGGTCGCAATGGGAAACTCAGCGATCAAGGGAGTCTTCCCAAAGGACGTCGCCAAACAAGGTGTCAATAAGCTTAGGGTCGGACCTCCAAAGCCAACCCCAGTCATCCCAGCAAGAGTCGTCCCTACTTTTCACCCGGCAGCGTGCCTTAGAAACCAAGGCAACTTTCCGTCAATGGTACAGGACATAGGGAAGGCTCTCTCACATCAGCCACCGACCAAGTGGTATGAGCCCAAGATTGTCATCCTTGATGGTGAGTGTCGCAGTGACGTCTTCGAGACTATCAACGAGATCAAGGCACTGAACCGTGGCACTGGTGTCGTGGTCGACACTGAGTCTGGTCGCGACAAAGATGGCGAAGACTCGTTCGGCAACACGCACCTGGAAAACCTGCTGTGCATCGGCGTCGGGACGTTGGATCCCACGCACGGAGACACGGTATTCGTCTTCACTGACCAGGTCCTAGACGACGCCGATATGAAAGCTCAGCTTACCAGCATGCTCAAAGAGTGTGGGATCATCGCCCACAATGGTAAGTATGACCTCGGCGTCCTAGAAGCTGCACTCCAATGCGAATTCGAACTTGTCTTTGACACTCTGCTCGCGCACTACTCCATGGATGAGCGTGGTGGGATCCACCGTCTCAAATACTTGGCTACCGAGTTCCTAGGGACACCTGACTATGAAGCTGAAATCAAACCACACATTAAAAATAAGGATTTCTCGACCATCCCACGGCCGATTCTCTACAAGTACAATGCGTTTGACGTTCACGCGACGCGATTGCTCTACGGATATTTTTCAGAGCGAATTCAAGAGCTTGGCCTCACCTCGATCAACAAACATCTCGTTCGAGCTAGCAGGCCGCTCATTCGCATGGAGACTAACGGTCTCGGTTTCGACATGGAATATTCTCGTGTCATTGGAGAACGGATTCAGGGAGAACAGGACCTCGTTGAGGCAACTATCCCTTTCAACCCACGAAGTCACGTACAGGTTAAGAAGTACTTCTCGGAATTCAGTATCTACCTTCCCGATACGCGCGAGGCCACGCTAGTCCATATGCAAAACCAACTCTCTGAGGGCTTTCTCCCACGGGTGATGGTGGACAGAATCCTAGAGTCACGTGGCTATACCAAACTGCTGAGCACTTACATCACGGGATTGCAGAAGAGGGTTACAGACAATGGGACGATCCATCCAAGTTTTCTCCTCCACACGACAACGACCGGACGGCTCAGTAGTCGTAAGCCGAACGCTCAAAATATCCCCCGAGAAAAAGAACTCAAACGACAATTCATCGTTACTCATCCCGATAATGTACTCATTCAGTGTGACTATTCTCAGGCCGAGCTTAGAGTTCTCGCCTGGCTTGCCGGAGAAGATTCGCTCCGAGATATCTTCAACGATCCCACAGTGGACATCTTCATCCAGCTCTGTCAACAGATGGTACCTGGCTTTGATAGCATGTCCGCAGTGGCGAAGAAGGAAGCTCGAACGCTTATCAAAACGTTTGCATACGGAGTTTCCTATGGCCGTACTGCATATGGAATCGCGAGTGACCCAAATTTCAATTCAACTGTCGAACAGGCCCAAGAGTTCATGAACCTGTTCACTTCTGGTATCCCCAACGTCATGGAGTTCCAACGTGAAATTAAACGCAAGGTACACGCAGGGGAAGACCTTATCAATCCCTTTGGGCGTCATCGTCGTTTTTACCTCATCACCGACCAGAATAGAACTGAAGTTGAGAACGAAGCGATGGCTTATCTCCCGCAGTCCACAGCTTCAGATATGTGTCTCGAAGCTGCCTGCCGCGTCAGTGAGGAAGGGATTACGATTCGAAATCTCATTCACGACGCTATCCTTGTCGAGGCCCATCGAGACGATGCACGAGATGTTCAGGCCCGTATGCAATACCACATGGCTCAGGTCGGCAAGGAACTCACGGACGGGTACGTGAATTTTGACACTGATGGTGAGGTCGGCATCAACTGGGCCGACATGTCTAGCTTGGATGAAGCAGCATGAGAGTCATCCCAGCGTTCAACATCGCCAGTTTCGATCCTGGTGGTACCACAGGGATCGCCACAGCATTCTATCCTGGTGGAATGGAAGACCCCACTCTCGACGATTTCAACATCAAGACCGACGAGCTAGGACCTGACGAGCACCACTCGGCACTGTACAACTTCCTGTCAGTCCGAGTCGGTGGTCCAATTCCACTGAAGGTCGTCACTGAGAGTTTCGAATTCCGCCAGAACATCGATCCTGACAAAGCCAGGACCAAGGTCGAGCTGATCTCACGAGAATACATCGGCGTCATCAAGCTAGTTTGTCAACAGCTTGGATTCGGTTTTCACCAGCAGTCAGCTAGCAGTGGGAAACACTTCATGTCGAACGAAAAGCTTGATCTATGTGGTATACTTGTTAAACCGCAGCATCCTAACCGTCACCGCAACGATGCTCTGCGACACCTTATTCGTTACCTAGTAGTCGACCTTCACATTCGCCAACCCATCACAGATAAATGGAGGTAGCACCATGCCCCTCTACGAAGAGGAGGAATTGCTTGTTATCGTCCGTGATGCTTGTGACATTGTCATGAGGCAAATCACTGACGAGATCGCCCCGAAGCATCCTGAGTTTGATGACGTACAAGCTATGATGGACATCTTGATTGCAATCAAGGAACTTCCAACTAGCTATGATATTCAGGCTAACATGCTCCGAG